CCCATACTTGGCGCCAATTTCTTGTGCCATTTCGCCTGCAATACGGACACGATCAATACCACCGGCTTGTGCTGCTTCGGATTGACGTTTATATTCTGCTATATCATCCTGCAAGCCTTGTTGCGCTTCTTTTTTATGCAGTGCGTAAATTTCATGCTCAACCGCCATGCGGTCTTTGCTGCCAGCTTTAGTCAAGCTTAATTTTTGCTCCCAAAATGCAAGCTCTTCCTGCAATGAGTCTTTAAAATAGTTTTGATCGGCTTCAAGCTTTTGTTCTAGCTGGTTTTTCCAGTCGGCCATTTCACTGGCTTGCTTGGCTTTCTTGTCTTTACCGCTAGAAAAATTACCCCCTTCCGGTGCTTTGGTCATGGTCTGGGCGTCAAAGAGGGCATGCAAATGTTCGCTGGCCTCATCGGCAGCGACTTTTACCTTGTCGAGATGGAATTTGGTAATATCAGCAACCTCTTTAGCACCTTGATTCCAGGCAGCCTTGACGCCCGCCCAGTCGCCATGTAAAGCCGCCATCAGGCCGTTAATCAGCCCCTTCAAACCGGCTCCCAGCAATTCAATCGCAAATCCAATCGCCTGGATCACTGCAATGCCTACCAGCTTCAGCTCCCAAAACACGGCCACCAGTGAATCAATGGCGAATTTGATCACTTTTACCGCTGCCGGACCTATCTCCGAGAACCAATTGCCAAGTTGAGTTAACACAGGAATAAGCGCATCTCCTATCGCCTTTTCTGTCGCCTTGATCACCTGGTGAGATTCTTCCATGGCAGCACGGTATTTAGCAGTCGCTTCTACATTTTCAGTGCCTACGATCAAACCAAGCTCTTTGGCTTTTTCAGCGGATTCCTGCATAGCATCTTTGGTGAGTCTTAAAATTCCCTGCACTTCACCCCAGCTTTTACCATAGATCTTCTGTCCTTCAATATTGCGATCGATGCCCTCTTTGAATGTAAGCAAATGGGCATTGACATCGAGCATGATATCGAGCGAGCTGCGAAAATTTCCGTTTGAATCACGCGTTGCCACACCAAGGTTTTTAAACGCACCCTCATTGCTGCCGAGTGTCTTGGTCAAGCGCTCATTGGCTGCATTCACGGTATCTTGCGACAGATAAACGCTTTCCATTGCCACATTTAAAATACTGGCCTGCGATGCACTGATGCCCAGGCTTTTCCCAAGCGCATTTGCAGAAACGGTCATTTCTACCGAACTATCAACAGCCTCTTTAAACGCAGCTCCACCAGCAAGCGCCGCGCCAAGTGCAAGAAACAAGCCATTGACATGCTCCATCACCCCCGCCAGTCTTTCAAAATGGCCGTTCATGGTTTCAAGGCTTTCTTGCACCACTCTTGCCGCTTTCTGCATCTCGGCTTCCAAGCCGCTGGCATCTGCGCCTATCTTTAAGTCAAAATCATTATCGGACATTGAATTACCTATATTGAGTTTTTAAGTTGGAGTCAGCAGCGCAAGAAATGCTTCTATTTCTGCTGGATCATTGACTGATTCTGATGCTTCAGCCGGTTTGGATTTAATCCCAAGATAAGCTGCAATCATTAAATGTATTGGCGGATTGTGCTGCCAATAATTTTTCATCTCTCGCAGGCGGGGAAGTGTCATGTAGTCGTCTATGTATTCCCACGTCCAACCGGTTGAGGCGATCAAGTGAGCATACAACTCACCCCAGTCTAACCCCCCGCCACCGCCTCCCCCGATGCTTGCATCCCTGAGACCCCCATAATGGCACTCAGCACCTTATGCACATTGCCAAGATCTAGCATTTCCTCGATGTGTTCTTTTCTTAAATCAGGATAATTGCGCTCCATTGCCGAATGAACTACTTCAATGGCCACATCCATCTGTTCGTCATTGAGAGTACTATTCGATGTAGAAAGCTGCTCTATCTGTGGCTTGAGAGCACGGATACGTTTGAAGTTGAGAGGCGGCACGGTATATTCCTTGCCGCCCATTTTTATAACCACACCATCAATAAGATCAGCCATTCATTACTCCGATAACGCATAAGAGCCGAGGGTCTGGCTGCCATCTGAAAATGCTTCGAAATCAAATTCAGGGATCATAAAATCATCCAGCTTGGTAGCGAACGATAATTTTGTTGCCAGGCAGCTATTCAAAGTAAGAACCATGCTCTTGCCCTGGAATGGAAGATACAAATCAGCCTTGAATGTTGGCGCATAGCCCATTGGCAAGCTTTGGATTGTAGATTTTTTGGCAACCGTGCTGGTACCGGTATATTGGAAGCTGATGTACACACGTAAACCAGTATCGGCTGTAGCGAAGGTATAAACACCTGCAGCGACAGAATATTGGCCCGTCGTAGGAGCAGAGGCGACACGTGTCATTGGTATGCCGGATGCATTATTGACACCTAAATCTGCGGACCAGGTACCAGAACCAGGTACGGTCGGTGTTATTTGAAATGGCGTCGTAGGAATTAAAGCGCCAGTCGTATCCAGCACGTCAGAAGTAATGCCTGCGCTTACGGTTTGTCCAAAGAAAATATTATTTAATAAAGCACCATTTAAATTGGCTGCTTTAGCTTTAAACGTTGCGGTGCCTTTTCCGCGGCCTGCAGTCACAGGAAACTGTAAATTGCCATAAAGTTTTTTCGTCTCAAAAGAAAAGTCACTTGAAACATCCTGCAGAGTGCCGAATTGAACGGCTGTAGGGTTTGCGATGGCGTTGCCATATGCGTCAGTCAGTGGCGTGCCAAATAGCATGCCAGTACCAAAAACGATCATGATGTGTCTCCAAAAATAAAAAACCGCCGAAAGGCGGTTGTAAGGTGGTAAATGGGTAGCTTTAAACTATCGGGACTTTTGCAGGTGGATCAGCATTTTTTACAGCAGGAGCATCTTCAACCGCTGCAACTGCTCCTAATACCGCCATGGAAGCGGCATAATCACCATTATCTGGCAGCGTAACAATGCCTTTTTTATCAGCATTGAATTGCTCCCCGCCGATATTGACGCCTGTTAAATCATCAGGTAATTGATAGCGCATGGTTTTATCCTTTTAAAATTAAATTTGATTGATCAATGATAGATACATCACGTCATAGATCAGCGTAAGCGCGCCAGATGTCAGGTCGGTTTCATGCGCATCCCATTTTTTACCATGGCGCCGAATGCGTACAATCAATGTCTTTAAATTGGCATCAGCCATCAAAATAGTATTGATCGCATCAGCATAACCGTCTGCAGCTGCTTTCCATGCTTGAGCCCTGACCCCGATTTCTACATGAACTATCAGCGTGGTAATGTCATAGGTCGTATCATGCCGAACGGTTTCTTCGCTATCCGGCGTGACCAATATGTAAGGCATTTCTTCCCGATCATATGAGCCAACCCGATCAGTATCGATCACTACATTGTTGGGCAACGTGCCTGTAAGCGACTGGGCAATACGATTGATAATGGCGAGTGCTTGCGTCATGATTTGCTTAACATGGCTTCTGTCCAGTTACCATCATCAACCGTATTGGGATAATTGCGCAGAAAATAACCGTCGCCATTAATCGTCACTACATCTGCAGTTTTGAGGTTGATCGCGCTGGTAAGATAAGTGATTTTGTATTCACGGCTTTGAAACGTGGCATTCCCCACATGAAAATCATTATCTGGAATATCGAACAGCGCTAAAAAATCAACGCCATTCGCGTTGCAACTCACACCAAAATCAGCCAGGAACTGGCTGCTGTCTTCTGTAAATGCCACTTTTTTAAATTAACTAACGGCTGGTACTTTGTTTACAGTAGCCATTTGTGACACTATTTCAGTTAATTTGCTGATCTGATCCGCTAAAGCACTGATCGCAGCACTGTGGTCAAGTGGGGCATTAGACGTTTCAGTCTTCAATATAAAGCTTGCGACAAACTTCTCTGCCTCTTTGTCAGCTGGTTCTAGTTTATGCAAATGCTCTAAAGCAGACGCGGAATCAAGCTCCGCTGTATTACCCTCGTAATAAGTGTTGGTTTGTGGTTGTAAAACAGATTTGCCTTGTTGTTTAACAGTGACAACTTTCGTGTCATGTACAACAAAACCTTCGCGTACGGTAAATTTCATGGTGAAATCCTTATGAATAAAGAAATACCCGCCGAAGCGGGTATATAGAGGTTAATGGCTACTTAAAAGCCAGGTGTCAATGCGTCAGACATCACCGCAAATGAGGCGGCGTGACGTACAGCAATGTCCAGTGTTTGGAACATACGCAAGATCACATCGCCATCCGCAAAGCCAGTTGAATCATAAGGATTAAGAGCGATTTCAGTCACACCCCATTCGCCGATCAACAACTCTTGCCAGTTACCATAAATCAACTCAGAACAAATGCCAGAAGCAGAGCCTTTGGTCAATGTATTGCGAAGTTGTTGTGATTCAGCGTAGTCACGGCCTTTTAATTTGTCAGGCGTAGAGTTAGTTAATCCACCTAATGGATCCCATAAATATTGACCTGTGCTTGATTTTTGAGTGGCTAAATAACCTACTGCTTTAGAATTCAAAGCATAGCCAGTTGAAGCTTGTGGCGCATTGGCAAATTTAGTGGTGTATTGCAACTGAATGATGTGGTCAAAGGATAAATTAGCGCCGTTTGTGCCGCCCACAACTGAGCCCACACCAGATTGATTGATAATACCGGTTGGCTGGTTGCTTGAACCAGATCCAGACATGGCTGCCAAGTCGATTGCCAAAGCCCCTACTGCCATTAGGTCACGGCGTGCCAGCATTTCAATGGCTGGTGTTGATTGCAATAACATTAGACGTGATATTTTGCTCAAAGCGCCAATCGTTTTAGGACGTAAAGACACTTTATCAAAAGTCGCTTCTGCTTCTGTCAGTGCGCCTGATTCTCCTACCCAGTAAGTGCCAGTTGCAGAGATTTGACGAGGAATGTCCACGTTACCTACCAAGCCAGGTAAATAAGTCGCACCTAGTTTTGAGGTAACTGTTTGGTTGCGTAAAACTTCAATGAAGCTTTCAGCCAGTAAATCTGTTTCAACCAAGTTGCCGCCCTGACCAGCGGTGCCCACTTGATAGATCGCACGTTGGCTGCGGTTTTTGCTATTAACAGCACGTAAGGCACGCAAATGCTCTTTAGTAGGTGCAAACGGCAAGTCATTTGGCATGTAAAACGATGTTTCTTTGAGTTGTGAGCCATTACGTTTAGCGATTTGTTCAGACACTTCACGCTCAAAACCTGCTTCTTTCCATGAACCGGTGACGATCGAATTTACAGCACGCATTAATGAATAGCCGCGTTGTTCTTTATCTGTCAGGCCAATGTCATCAGACACGCTGCCTAATGGCGATTGTGTGCCGCGTTTAGCCAATTCAATCAACACACGACCGCGACATTCAGCAATGTCAAAGTTGCCTGAGATTAAAGTATTGCGGAAATTATCATCCAATTTATGAGTGCGGCACATTGCCTCAACTTCTGTGGCGCGAGCGCGTTCATCGTTAATGGCGGCGGCGCGCACATCGGCTTGAATCTTAATCAATTCTTCTTTACTTAATAATGTGCCACCAGCGGTGCCGCTGGTGCCATCATCTGCCTTGTCCTGCAAAATATGACGTTTGTTCATGGTTTTTCCTTCTAAGGTTTCGGCGGCTGCCGTGGTTGTCCGACTTGCATCGGGTAAAATAAAACCCGCCGAAGCGGGTTCTGGTTTTTCTATGATTGCAGGCATTCGCTGCGTAATCTTTATATCGTTTTCACTGTCACCAGCAGCTCGGCCTACTCCAACCGAGGCATCCGCAGGAATGGTCACTAGAGAAATCTCGAACGGCTCCCAGTTAGTGGCAGTAATCACTTCGGTGTCATCATCAAATTCATATTCATAAACGCGGTACATGAAACTTGCATTAATCAGCACGCCATCAGCAGCTTGCTGCATTGCCCAGTCACCGCGTTCATCTTTACCAAAGCGCACACCTGCATAACCACGATTGTCTGCGCCTATTTCAATGGATTCGACTACGCCAAGCAGGTCATCCATGTTGTGATTGAAAAGAAGCGGCATCGTGGCTTGGCGCCCTGCAATCTTGACAGCGCTTTTATTGTGGCTAAGAATTTCAGTGCACCAGCCCATATCCACCGGCTCTTCTGAGCTGAAACTTAAGCGCATGGTGCGTGCTGCTATATCAACCACCGGTGTTGTAGCATCAGCAGAATCAATCCTGAAAGCGCGGGTTAGTGGTTTAAGTTTATTTGGGATGGGTTTTTTCATCATATTCCAGACATTAAAAAACCCGCATTAAGCGGGCTAGTTCTTAAAAAAAGAATGCAGGTGAACTATGCATTTATAATTGGCAATATCGCTGCAAGCACAATGGTTTCTGGACTTAAACTGGTGGTAATCGTGCATAAGATATGATAATTAACGCCTGCAATCCCCGCTTGCACCCATTGCGTCACTTTCGTTCCATTTATTAGCGCGACACCTGACTTAATACTGTTTGGCGTAGCATCCGTTCCGGTGTTAACGGTAACATTACAGATGGCTGTTGTGATTGTTTCACCTGAAGCAAGCTGAAGCGTAAAATCGAATAAAACCGGAACAATCTCTGTAGGATCCTTCGATGAAACTGTTGTTGTCATTCTGATGCCTTTCGAGTGATCGCGGCGGCATATACAATACGTTGCCCTTTTGCCAATAACGTTCTTTTGGGTTTTTGACCAATAATGATGCGTTTTGCAGTTACTAATGCAAACAACGAAGTAACAATTTGTATAGTGTCAGACGTTGCAGTGGTATCAACCAAATAAAGCATTGCACCCACATTGACTGTAAATCCGTCAGATGTCACCAGCGAGTCAGATAGCACCGCATGAATAACGTAGGCGCTCACTAAGCCGTCAGAAGTTGCAACACTGTCAGCTAGCAACGCGCTAAGTAATGCGCTTGAAGTAAAGCCGTCCGACGTGGTTGTAATATCGGTTAAACTTGCCAGCATGGTATTAAACGCTGACATTGAGTCTGTTACTGCCGCTGAGTCACTCAGAGCCGCTACAAATGCGGCTGATGATGCGAACCCATCACTTGTTGTCAATGAGTCAGTTAAACCCGTTGCAATAGCGACATTTTCAGCAATATTGTCAGAGGTTACTACGGTGTCAGTTAATGCAGCTGTTAGAACTGCCAGCGATGCCATTGCGTCAAAGGTTGCGGTGCTATCTGCCAATATCACTGAGTAAATGCCTGCGCCGTAACTGATAGCGTCTGACGTAGCCATAGAGTCAGCTAGTGTCGCGTTAATTGTGTTAAGCGAAGCTAGTAGGTCTGATGTTGCCACCGAGTCGCTCAGAGCCGCTACAAATGCGGCTGATGATGCGAACCCATCACTTGTTGTCACTGAGTCAGTTAAAACCGCTGCAATCGTGACATTTCCAGCAATATTGTCAGAGGTTGCTACGGTGTCAGTTAATGCGGCTGTTAGAACTGCCGTGCCTGTCAGACTGTCACTTGTGGCATGGCTGTCGCTCAGCACGGTGGCTTTGGCAAACGTCGCGCTGACGGCTTCAGAGGTTGCGTGTGAGTCAGCCAATATGGTACTCAACACGGTGACACCGCTTAACACGTCAGAGCTGGCGTGTGTATCGGCCAAAGCCGCGTTGAGTATGATAGCGCCTGTCATGGCGTCAGAAGTTGCGTGCGTATCAGTTAGCGCGACTGTTGTTGCCCTTGTAGCGCTTAACGAGTCGCTTGTCACATGAGAATCAGCAAGTGTTACTGAGTAAGTATTTACGCCATTTACCGCAATTAAATAACCTTGCCAGCCTGTCGTTCCTGAGCCGCTTGTTCTAGTGCCAGTAACGCTTATTGTGCCAGTAGCGCCAGCCGCAACACCGTCCTCAGTTGCAACTTGTATATCTAAATAACCGCCCGTCCACACGTTTTGTCTTGATGTGAATCCTGTTGGTGTGGTAACACTCCAAACGTCAGTTTGTGGCGTGTAATCCAATGCTGTGAAAGCAACAAGAGTTGAACCAGAATTTGGTACGGTAATACTAGCAAGAGCTACGGTAACTGGCGATGAATTGCCAGTGTTGCTTGTTGAATAACCTGAAGCGCCAATCGGGCTTGACGTATTAACACTTGAAACCGCTATTGCAACCAAATCAATGCCGTCAAGCGTTGATGTGACGTTGTAGGTTGACGGTTCGCTTGCGCCTGCAATTTTCCAAGCCCATGCCAGCGCTTGGCCATCAGGTGAGTTGTTGAAGTTGTTAGCTACTTGTGTGAAGCCGCTAGGCCAAGTCCACGTTGGGGATGAAACAACATCATTTTGAGCTAACAGAATGATTAAATCATTTTGTGCTAATCCTGCTGGCGCATTTATTGTGACAGTAAGTGAGCCGCCATTTGGAACAGTTGCATAACTGCTTGAACGAAAAGCGGCGGCCATTACCTACCCTCTTATTAAGTTAATGTAGCGCTGTAGGACACGTTGACCGTATCTCCATTGATGCAGGCGCGAGTTCCGCCCGTGAATGAGCCGGCGTTGGAAAGAACGCCTGTAGTGCCTGACTTGGTTGATATTGAGTTCAGGAAACCGCCATTCAATGTCACTGTTGCGTTGATGCTGAAGGTCAAGGCCGCTGACAAGGCTTTCACGCCCGCTGATGCCGCTGACCATGCCGCTGTGACACGGGTTGACTGTGAGTAGGCTACTGACTCAAGCCAGCCTGCATGTGAGGCCATCGTGTCACCCGCCGCTACTGCTGTGAATGAAGCATTATCAATTAGCCCCATGTACCATGTTGCTGTGTAGGCTGAGCCTGCGAATTGGTTGTCCAGCATGTTGTTTTTGCCAGCGGTTGTAATCAGGTTAGTAAAACTGTCCGACCATTTCTCATAGGTAGGGATTGCCGCAAGTTTGGCCGCGCAGTCTTTAATCTCGCGCCAATGAAAGGCTTTAGTAAGCCAGTTGCTCGATAGATGTGCGATGGTGTCACGAAGCCACACGTATTCTGCGCGATGTTCCTCAACAGGCGCAGTACAGGTCACGTCAAACTGGCCGTGAAACTCGGTTGTGTCTTGCATAGCGTCATTCTTGCTTACTACTGCGCCGATTAGGTCGCCCGTCTTTGCTTGGTCTTGGTTTTTCATGGTCATGTCCTTAAGCTGTTGCGGCTGGTTGAGCTGGTGCTTTTGCTGGTGCAGGCGTGGTGCATGTGACTTCTGCCTCGGTGAACCAGCGGGAATGTTCTACGCCGTCCGCATCTGTGAAAGCCACCAAACCAAGCAAACCTTCGCTTGATACGTCATACACGATACTTTGAACCACGCCTGTGATGGGCGTGACGTTTTGTGTTGCGTTATCTCCGATTTTCATTTTGCTGCTCCTTAATTTACGATTTTTCGTTTGAATCTGTTTTCGATTCAGTGTTGTCGGGGTTGGCTTCTGTCGTGTCGTTATTGACTGCATCGGGTGTGTCACCATCTAAAGCCACAGGGTCTATCACCTGCGCCATACCCTTGCCATCCACTTCACCGGCATCGGTATCAAACACCAGGTCAAGGGCAGCCATCATTTCAAGCTCTTGATGGCGGGTTTTTAATACGTCATCAATGTCAGCACCATCAGCGGTTTTGGCAATCACATCGCTCACCGTCATGAAGCCAGAGCGCACAGCCATTTTGTAAGCCAGCACTTCTTTGGCTGGATCTATCCAGCTCCAACCGCGAGGTTTAAAACGGACTTTTTCATATTTGGTTTTGTTGCTGTAATAATCAGGAAAGTTTAGATCACCGCCCAAAACAGATGCCTGTAGCCATTCTTTATGAATGCGAGATCTAAAGTTTCTAACAATGAACCCTTGCAGCACACGCCATAAATCTCGATCATCCAACAACGCCAGGCGTGAGCTGCTGTAATTGCTTTGTGAATAATCTTTGCTCAAGCTTTCATAACTCAGGCCGATACCTGCAGCTGTGCGGCGAAGCATGTAGCGCAGAAATGGATCCATGGCAGGATTAGGGGAACTTGGATTAAATCCAACAAAATCTTCGCCAGGCAACAATGTTTCCATTGTCCCAGGTTCAAAATTGCGAACACGTTGATTATTGGCGACATAATCAGGTGCGACAGATTCAGGGGCTTTAATAAAGCCAACGACAGAGGCTGTAGCTCTGGCCTTTACAATTTCTGCCTCTTCGTAACCACCGATATCTTTCAAACCTGTAATGCTGGTATGAAACCAGCTCATGCCTCGGCTTTGCGGCCAGCGGTCAATAATGTACAAATGTTCGATTTCATCAGCCGGTATGCGGATGAAGTGACTGGGCTGAAAACTCGCAAATTGCATATCACCTGGATGATGTGGATACATCCAGTAAGCGACTGGACGCATCCAGCTATCCATTTCCACACCCATACGGATCATATTGCCGTTAGGCGCTGTAAAAGTGCTGTAGTTATCCATCAGTCGGTCGGCTTCGATCAACTCCATGGCAAATGGTGTGTTGCTATTACCAAAAGGCTGGCGCACTTTACGCACTAATACCTCACCATCCGTAGCCAACATGCCAGTCATGGTGCGTTCAAAATCAGAAAAACTCAGTTTTCCAGCGGTATGGCAGCTATCTTTGTCTGTCCAGACTTCCCAGGCATCTTCAATAAGGCCGTTCGTCTTGTCGTTCAGCTTGCCGTTACCAAGCAAAACTTGTGCTTGCATGCCAATGCCTGTGCCAATAATATTGTTTTGAATGATGCGCACTGCATTTTTTGCATATTCGTTATCACGTACCAATGCCCTGGCTCGTGAACGTATGGTGCGGGCACTCGTGACGATTTCAGAATCAGCACTGGTATTGAGTGCTGTCCAGTCGCCATTCAATCGGCCTTGTGCCGCGCCGGCATAGGAACGCGTTTTAATTTGCGTCTGTTCTGCATTGGCAACACGATCGGCTTGCCGTTTCAGGTTCCAGTCGCGCAGCACCACAGATTCTTTTTGTGCTACGCGCTCGGTGTTGTACCAGTTAACTGGTTTAAGCTGATGTACTGTACCCATTTAGCGCCAACCCACATACAGACGGCGTGGGTTACCTTTGCCATTGGCAAGGTCTTTTGTCGTTTTTTCATTCAAAACTTGCGCTTTCCAGTAGGCGATGATTTTTAAAATCTCATCTATCGTAGAAAATTCCATGGATCTGAGGCCAATTTGATATTTTTTTACCTTGCCGCCAGAGGCATTGAACGTAGCCAAAGCACCTTCAGCTGCTTGCAGTGCAGTTTCTGCAATAGATAAATTGCTGAAATTAGTGCCTGCAAGCGTTAAATCAGGTGTGACAACTAATTCACCCTCTCCGGCCTGCACGCGAATACTGGTAGCAGAGTAATAAGCAGAAAACCACCATGTGCCTGGAGTAAGTGCTTCGGATTGAGCTGTCGTAAGACTTGTCATCCAGCCATTGCCATCAATAGCAGCTGTTAAAGTTAATGGTGCACCAGGGCCACGTAATTCATACTTGAGTGTGTAGCCTGAGCTATCAAAATTTAGATTATTAAGCGTGGCTGGGTCGTCATGCCAACTGGTTGAATCTCCCTGCTGAATTTTATTAAATATATTCATGCTTATTTCCAGTTATTGGCAGACCAGCCAGTTTGATTTGGCGGGTTTTGCCCATTAAAAAACCCGCCAGAAGCGGGTTTTTGTGGTATTTTTTGCGTCTCTTTTTGCATTACTAGCAGTTTTGGTGCTTCACCTTCGCCTAAAACGTCAGCCGTTGAAGGCGGCAATGATTCAGCAATATTGCCAACATCGGCTGGTGAGATTAAATCTACCTGACGAATGCTTTGTTCGACCGCATCCCAATGTCCATCTTTCCATAAATGCAGTTTTAAACTGCGAGCAGCGTGTAATGCGTAAACTTCACAGTCAAGCGCTTCATTGCGCATGCCTGATTTCTTTTGCCAGACTTTGCGTCCGCGAATGGTACGATGCGGCGCTTTGACTTCTGCAACGATCTGATCCCAATAATCAGGGCGCACACCCACATACCAGTGCATACGTCCGGGCCCGCTTCCAATCAACTTAATACGGCCAGCCTGGCTATCTACACCTAGAATTAAATCTTTCGCGCGCTGCGTGCCTACAATGTAGGGCTTGACGCCATATTTATGCGCCTTTTGCTGGCTATTGACATCTACAGATAGCTTGGGTGGTGCAAAAATCTCCCGAGAATCGTCACTGGATGAGCCTTTGATAGCCATAAATCCACGATTCAAACGCTTGCGCACGAATGTATAGACCGCATCCGATGTCTGACCATCCGAACTATCTACAGAAACTGCGCGTATTTTGAGCAGTCCACCCGTCGCATGTCTAAAGTTTTTAGATAAAAACGCTTCTAAATCAATCCATGCGCCTTGTTCTGCTACCACAGTCTGGCCATGAATCTCACCCCAGTATACTAGCCAGCTTTCTTCACCGCGCCCCCAGGCTCGAATGATAACGGCTAATCTATCGTGCTGCACATCAACACCGACGGTGAGTATCAAGCCACCATGCGGAATGGTCAGCTCGGCATACTCCTCTGCACGCTCTGACAGTTTACCTGCATCAGGCAGATCGGATTTGTAAGCATATGGCAGGCCTTCAGAGTTATTCCGAAAGCTGCGCATTTTAGTGTCGTCGCCCTGGTCAAGGGCATGCTGCGCTACCAGGTATTTCTCGACTAGCCTGGGTAATGTCGAGCCAGGGAAAGCACTATATATTTCATTGATGTAAAAACCTGCAACACCATGGAATGCAGCCGTCGCACGCCATTCTCCACGGCGTACATTACGATTCTTATCTGCATCACTCCATAAAGAACCACATTGCGGGCAAACATAATAAGCGCTATCGGGTTGAGCGCTGCCGAACACCTCATGGGTGAGCGTCTGTTCTTCATGCCACTTGACATACTCCCATGCCAGGACATGATATTCACCACAGTGGTGACATGGAATAAAAAACTTGCGCTGATCAGATTGCTGATAAGCTGCTTCGACGCGTGACACGCCTTCAATTGTAGGCGTGCCGCCAAATATCACCTTGCGACGCACAAAAGTTTTAGTACGTTCTTCAAGCAACGTGATCGTGTCACCCTGATCACGCACGTTATCATTACAATCATCCGGTTCCTCGATCGCCACCACCGGTGCCGGTGTTGATTTTACCGAGCTTGGGCTGTTTGAACCCACAAATTTCAAGAATCCACCAGGGAATTGCTTGAACTGCAGCCGGTTATCTTTGTCTCTTGCCCGATGTATCGGCAATTTGTCTGCCAGGCGCGGTGTTACTTCAACCGCTGGCGTAAACTTTTCATCGTTGAATTCTTTTGCCGCCATGTCTTTGGCAAACATGACGATCATCGGACATGGATCGATGTCGATGCGCTTGAGAATGTAATTCATCAATACGCCATCAGTCCATGCGACTTGCGCTGACTTCATTGCGACTACTTTGCTGACCGTTGGATCATCGAGCGCATCCAGCATACCTGCAACCCAAGGGGTCAGATCGGGGTTATATTTGCCAGGGCGGGCAGAAGCTTTACTCGACATCCTCCGATATGTTTTTGCCCATTCCAGCGTGCTCATCTTCTGTGGTGGCGTGAGCGAAAGCGCTAACCTCGCCACCAATGACTTCACCGCCAGCGTTGTATCGAGCGAGTTGGCTAAGTGCTGCGTTTGTATGTTCATTCAATAGGTTTAAATCAATCTCGATGCCGTAAAGGCTATCTAATTCGTACTTAAGTTTGTCATCACGTGACAATAGTTCCGATCGGAATGCGCCTACCATTTGCATCAGCTCAGGTTCAAGCTGAGCCACGTTAATGAGGAGGCCTTTTTTCTCGGCAACGAGCAGCTGCTTAAGTTCACGATCCACGCGCTCTGTCAGAACGCGTTCTTTCACCAGGTCAAGGCCGCCTTCTGATCTATGGCCAGCTGCTTGTGCCCTGATGTTGCGGATATATTTAATACGGATTTCAGCAAGCGAAGCTTTCGTCCAGTCAATCTGAAGCTTGGCCATTAGCTCACTTACCTGCTGCTGGCTGATATCAATATGCTTTGCGATTTGCTGCTGTGTTGGCATTAAATAACCTTAACTGAAACTGGCGGCCTTGTTACTCTTACACCCCCTTAGCCAAATTCATAACTAAACGAAAAAGGAGGGTTTTGCACTCGCGGTGCCTGGACTCGGAAAGTACCTTAGGAATTCATGAATGGGCGGATTACTTAATCAACGGTTGTAGTATTTGAGTTCACGTTCAAATACTGCAGGAAACTTCTCGCGTACTACGCTGATCATTGCCTCTTGTACCTCACTTGTTTGGTATAACTCGTATGTCTTTAATCCTGGCACGCGCTTGATGTTGGTGTATGAACTGATGATCTTGCCGGCCTTCTTGCCGGTCTTGGCTACTACGTTATGATGCGTTCCCCCACCAAACCGAACCCATAGCTCTTCAGCAGGATGGCCAGGTATCTTGAATGCCCCGGGTGGTATTCTTACCTTTAAACCACGCACTATGCTGTATAACTTACCTCGTGACGCTTTGATCACCACAATGCGCTTCTTGATTGAAGATGATTTAACTCTCTTCAGCTTAGCTTTGATCGCTTTAGCTGCTGCTACCTTAGCCTGCTCTGCTACCTTGTTCAAAGCACGTGGTAGTGCTTTGTCAATAACGCCCTGCTTTAATGCCATGAGCTTTAATTCAACCCTGCTGACATCAGCTCTCATGCTTATGCTCAACATAGGTTTGACCCAATAAAAAACCCCGCATGCAAACGCATTACGGGTTGGATAGAGACAACTAGAACAGAGTAGCCAGAATAATACATTTTAGTCTAAAACGCTGTCAAGCACTTTTTTGCATAATTATTAAATTAATTTCAGGTGACGGTAAAGTCATGCCGATTGATAGATCTATCAAATACTCACTTACCATTTTATGAACTTGTCCTATCCTCGTATAAAATGTTTGCTTGCAACAACCTATTCGCTTAAATTTCTGTTCTACTGTCATATTGGGTTCTGTATAAGCCATCATCAGGACTGCATATAATTCCGCATTGACCGCTTTTACGGCCATGACACACTTTTCAAGATCCAAACATTCTTCAGACATTTCAGGGTAATGGGTTGATTGACTTTTAGGCATCAGATCAGCATAAGGAACTTTTTTGGGAAAGCCAGTTCCGCCATCATTGCGATGAATACGCCACTCCGCCCATTGGTTGATTCTAAATATCACATAGCTATAATTCATCATCAGCCCTTTTCAATAAACTATTTACATCGATGTCCGATATTTGGGACGCCCTTTTGTTGCCTGTTATGTGTATCCGTGCAAATCGAACTTGCCATGACCACATTGTGCTTCGTACATAAATGGCAACCCATCGCATCCATTTGGTCAAACTCGACAATATCGGCAGGGTTGCCATATCGATAACTTGGCAATGCATGGCTATTTTCCACGGCGACCTTTCTTTTCGATTGGTTTAAACTTTTTACCTAAAGATAAATATTGCTCGACATTCAATTCACCGAATTTGCGTTTGTCTTTAGTTCCTACTTCAAACCCGTTTTCTATTGCATAAAATGTTGGCTGGCCATTTATGCCAGCTTTAATTTGCTGGTTTATATGCTCAAGACCAAAAGCCTCACGCATGGAATCTATCCAGGCAGCTGTCAATGGCATTTCATCTCTTAAGCTAGTTGCTTTCATGAATTGCTTCAAAAGTAAATTCATCAGTCTTCTCATCCCAAACAATCATTGCTTTTATTTGTATTGGCTGATCAGGGTTATAGACACGCTTCATTTCATCAGCTAATGATTTAGCAAATTGAGCGCTTAGCTTGTTAGCTTTTTTATTAAGATTAGATTTAATTTCTCTGGTAATTAAAATATTCATAAAAATCCTTTAAAAGTTAAGGTTCCATACCTTCCATACCTAGCGTTCAAGGTATGGAAGCTTGAGAGCCGCTTTAATACTTGCTCTTCCATACCTTCCATACCTTCCATACCTAAAATTAACATTGCATATGATGTATACGCGCGCGTAATGTGTGCTCGTATGTATACGCATACATCGTATAGCGTGAGTGAAATAGGTATGGAAGGTATGGAAGGTATGGAAGAACAGCGCCAATGCTTGTTTATAGCCTTCCATACCTTTGATAGCAGGTATGGAAGGTATGGAACATTTTGGCGATGATTGATACCGTTAAAATGGAATTTCATCTTCAAATCCTCCATTTTCTGCATTATCAGCCATCGATGCTGCCCCATTTCTTTCGGGGGGCTTATACCAGAACCGAGTTAATGCATTAGTGCGTTTTTCTATCTTTGTGCAGCCTAAAATGCGCAGTGCAGCCCCAATTCTGGTTTGCACGTCGCGTGTTAATTTCGCCGCATCAAGCTTCAACCAGTCAGTTGCAGCGTAATGTAGCGAAAATTCTGTGGTGTAACTGTTGACATGATCATGCAGCGCATCAACAAAAGTTTCAGGCGTGCTGCGCTTCAGCTGCTCATGATCAAAAATCTCTGATTGTTCTTTAGAAGTGGGCCAATATCGCAAACCTTCACTGACCATTACCATAGCCTCAGCAAATAGCTGATCGCGTGCCTGTTCTAAACCTTCAATATCAACATCGGAATCCACAGGAATTGGCCAGAATCTTCTCCCACCTGTGGCATCTTTATTCCATTCCCACTCATTGGTGGTACCACCAAAAACCAACTGTCGTGGACAACGAATCTCTCGCGTACCAAAAACAGGTCTGAATTCATCTACCTGGCGTGATAAAAATGACTTTTGGCGCGTCGATTCAGCGCGGGCAAGTGAACCTAACTCAGCGAATTCATACAGCCATTTGCCACGGAGCGCACTCATGGAGTCTTTATTCTGCAGATCAAGGTCAGTATCACCAAACCATTCACCGGCAAGCACCCTGAATGCAGCTGACTTCTTACGGCCCTGCTTACCCTCAAATACCAGGCAATAATCAAATTTGCAACCTGGCTCTAATACGCGCTTGACCATACCCATTAAAAACCAGCGCGCTATGCGCTTGCTGTAAGGTGTTACAGGCACATTCATGTAATCAAGCAACCAAGTATCAACCCGTCGTGCACCGTCCCATTTGAGGCCGTTTAAATAGGTTTTAACCGGATGAAAAGCTTGCGCATGAGATAACGCTTCAATGGTTTTATTCGTGAGCTCAGGTGAAGGGTTAAATCGATAGAGACGAGTAAGCCACATTGCGCACATCGAGGCGTCAATATCAGTAAAATCGCCTACTTCGCCTGATTTATCCCAATAAGGTGGTTTTTTAAGCTTGGTAGGCCGCATTGAATGCTCATTGAAGGCAAAAACACCGTTCCATCGCTCGTCGTTTTTTAAAATATCGTAAACATTTGCCATACAAGGAACGATTTCACCGCCTCGACCTTGACGAAGCAAATATCGTTTCCATGCAGGTTCTTCAATTTCCGCGACAGCGGTTTGTGGGGTAGAAGTGCTTTTAGTCTCGCAAAAATTCTCAAGTGGCCGGCATTTGGTTACATAATCCAGTAATTGAGAGTAAGTTAGACCTTCAGCAATCGCATCGGCGATGTCCCAGCCATCCGGCTTTTCACCTGGCTTTGGTATATCCACCATTTTGAATGACTGATTGACGTTGAGCGATTTAAGCTTGTCTGCAATATGCAGCATCGCTTTAACACCAGGTTGTTCAAACTCAGGCAATAAAGGCAAAGTGGCTGCATCGATACCGGCAGTTAATTCAGCTTTTGTGAGTTTTTTACGTTGCGCATCACAATCTGCCCAAGCGATAATATTGCGGCCAACCAAAGGAGACCAATCAACTTTGTCAACTGCTTTGCAGCCACCTGGCCATGTCACCAGGACAGCTTTACCATCTAATCCTGCAGCAGCATCTGCACACTTTTCACCTTCAACAAGCAATACCCAGGCATCTGGGTTAGCTGCCAACCGATCCAGTCCGTAAAGCGGACGCGGTTCTGGCCATTGCATCCAGCGCCAGTCATGCTTTCCTGTTTTTTCATTTTTGCAAAAGGTGAGCGGAATAGTCTCTTTGCCGCCATCGCTGGTGGTGAATCGGTAGATATAACCAAGCACTTCACCTGAAGCGTTTTTATAGCACCAGGTCATTTGAGGTAGGCCGCGTTTTACGTGCGCTTTTGGGGGTTCAGGAACATTGGTTGGAAAAGGTATTGGATACAGCGGGTGCCAGGGAGATTCTTCTTTAGGTTTGGAAGTTTTAATAGTTTCAGGATCTACAATCGGCTTTTTGCGTACAGCTTCCGGCTTAGCGTCAGGTCTGCAGCCATCAGGTAATTTAAAGCCGATTTGATCAGCAATATCGATCGCTGCTTCCCATTGCTCAATCCCTTCAAGATAGGCATAAAGGCTGATTAAATCATTGCCGGCATCATTGGTAGCAAAATCGCCCCATTTACCAGACCGGATATTGACGGAAAAGGAACCTACTTTATTATCAGCTCGCAACGGGTTACGCGCCTTGAACTCACCGCTTTGTATGTTGCCATCAGGCAACCATCTTTCAAGCAGTGATTCAGCTGCACTTAATGCTGAATTGGCTATTTCTGAATAAGGAATATCTGGACGCTTAGCCATTTATCGCTTGCTCAAGCAAAGCACTTGATATTTGATTGAGCAGGCCATGGGGTGCCTGCATATAGAGTCTGCGCTGGTGATTGACCACCGCTTTCACCTCTTGCACAAGCTTCATGCTAAACGGCATATCAACGTTTAGCTTCGCCATCATCGATCGCAGAGGCGCATCGTTATAGCTTGTATCAAGTAAGGCTTTAGCTATATCACTAAAGCATTCGCACCAGCCCTCTAAAGCAGTCAGAACACAATATATTTCACCGTCGATAGTGATAGAAACAATGCGCCCTTCTGCAACATCTACAGCATCGCGTTCAACGTTTCTTAAAAACTTGTCGATTTCAGAAAAATCGCGTTGCTGGGTAATTATTTTTGGAATACGGGTCAAGTAGTGTCTCATT